GTGACCTTTTCGCGTTACATCAACCTAGAAAAGAAACCCCTTTTTGATCTGGGGTCCCGATCTTTGGCATTCACATCAGGGGGATGTATGCGCGTCAAATTACATACCAATTTAAAACGAACGGAGGAGGCATGTCGTATCGGAAAGAAAAATCATTTCCTGCTGCAACAGCTACCTTTCGCAATCCTGCTTCGTCATCGTAGTTGCCGGACTGAATATCAGCTACTACTGGGAGGTAAGGAAAGTAATTTGAAGGAGGGGAATACTGTTGAATCCATTGCCATTCCGTCGTAGACAAGTACGGAACGGTGTACTCAAGTACCTGAGTTAAATCCGGTGACGCAACCGCCATACCGTCAAGAAGTCTCTCAGAGTCTCGAAGATTCAGGTTTGTTCCCATAGGAGCGAAGGGTTCCATTTTTACGAATAAATAAGACCCTGGCTTTGCTACGTGATCACTGGGAAAAGAATAAAAGTTCTTCCGTCTTGTCTGACCTTTCCAATACAAGAAAAGAGTACTGATCAAGTCAATATTGGAATTCTGGTACATGTTCGGACCAGATTGGAAAATTGGTGGTGTCTCTGTCATTACAGTTCCTCCTCGAATTGACCATCTCGACAACAAATTAGCAAACGACAAATCTTCGTCTGTTTTAAATGTCGGAGTTGGTTGTCCTCCACCTATAAAATCGGTATAAACCATCGATTTTAAGGTAGACTGAGACTCTCCTATTTCCTCGCTCGCAACTTCTCGCTTCCTCTGAAGTTTTAATTCCAGAGGGGATTGAGTAGTAGCTCTTCTTCCAGTTGGTGGAGGTGATGGTGGCACATAAGTTGATTGCGGTTCTCGTATAGATGAAAACATAAAATCTGGTCCTGCATTCCTCCAAATATGCATATGAACCTTCGGTACATGATCTCCCATCGTTGTTTCGACATTCATCATTGTTACTCTCACATATGGTGCTCCTTGAGTTGATCCAAGTACTGGACTCCAAGGAATACCTCGTAAATAAGGGACCGTAACATTAACTGTTGTCGTTCCGCGAATTGTAACTATTCTGGATATTATATCTCCTACTGGCGCGGAACCGGTATTCCACACCAATTGAATCATCGCTCGTGCTGATACCAATGGGGAAGAGACAAACACATAGGTGTAATTTATCGATCCTCTCCAAAATCTAAAAAACTTAGACATCAAAGCAATCCTATCACAATTGACTTGTTGCTCGCCAAAAGCTGTAGGCGCGACTTGTTCCTGAATAATATTTCCTGACACCATTGTAAATACCCCTATAAAACTAGGTTTTTTACAATAATCTATCACGGACATATTTAACGACGCATTATTCAATACTGTGCCACTAGCCAGGACTGGTGATTTTTGCGGATAATTCACTGAACCAAATATATCCTGAACCACTCTATCTTGTACTACTTTTTCCTCTGCTTTGTCAGGCACCCCTCCAAGCCCCATTACAAACTCAGGTACCGAGCTCTCTGGGGGTGGTGGGATCTTAGATCCAAACATAGAGGAAAATAATGCTAATCCAGTTGTGCCTAGGACTCCTCCTATAGCATTAGCCATAACTGGACTAACTGTTGGGTTTTGCCACGCTGGGGGCAACAACTCCGTTGATGATTGGGAAACTCCAACTGCATCATCTACCACGAAAGCTATTGGTTGAGCTGCCTCAACTCCTTCCAGTCTTATATAGACCTTCATGTCTATCTTCGTTGTGGTAGATGAATCTAGGGTTTCCAATCCCGTTGAGACCATTCTCAATGCTAATACAGACGTAATAAAATCTGCCTGGGTAACATAATCAAGTCCCGCTGTATACAACCAATTGACACAAAATGGCCAGTCGATTGCAATCTCTGCTTCTTGTTGGGTGGATAAGTCTAACATGATTACGTCATTGTGACTATACCACCCGGGGTCCAACGTTCCTGTGGTATTTCGATGTTTAGTCTTTGGGCAAGCTGTCAAAAACAAGGCTCCATACTGAAATGGGTTTCCTTGATAAATGACCCTCCATACCAGTCTCTTAAATCGAAACATGCCAAACGTTTTCAGAGCAGCTCGAAACGCGTGAGGACACGTAGGTTGTGCAAAAAATATAGGATGGATCTCTCTATAATTAATTACATCTGAAAATTCCCCTACGTAATACTCTCTCTCCAAGATGTTTCGAGGTGTTTGGTCGGGAAAAGGATTTATGTCTCTAAAAGGGATGTAATGATCAGCTTCTTTTAGCTTATCCTCATTCAGTTGAAAGGACAAAATTCCTGATTCTACTTCTGTAGTAGTTGGTAATGTTGATAATTCAATATGTTCTGCGATCTCAATAGACCATTAGACACGCTTTATTAGATCAGTTGGCGTGCGGTCAATACGTGAATTGCATAGGCGCGGTCCTTGACTTAGTCACGATTCGGTCAAGTCCATGCATTCCAAGCAATGTAACAATAAACGTTGTAATCCGCTTTGAGTTTTGTTTGAGACTCTACTCGGAAGCCCATTTTGTAGTTTGGGAAAACTCCGTAGCATTTTGGACTCTACGGCAGACCATAATAACGCTTACGCCGAGAATGTCTGGACATACCTCTCCTTGTAACTCAAGAAAGGCAATCCCGTGAAGGAATGATAGGTCTTATCACAAAAATCCTTCAACAACTCAGTTTCAACATCATACACTGCTTTACCATAATGGAAATACTCCATGGATGCTACCTCAATGTTTTGCTCCAATTGGGTTCTAAGGGTCAACCCAGTCTTAGCAGAAGGTTTGCGAACCCAATGGAGCATTCCACAAATACTATCTCTAGAAAGTGGAGCAAACACCACTGATCCTTCTTTTCTGAATTTGCGACATAAAAATTCCAAGTCGTCTAATTCCAGAAATGGGGTGGTCACATCACTTTTATCTGGTGTTGTGTAAGTCATGCCAAAAGTCTCATAGATGTACTTCGACAAAGCTTGCATAGTAAACACTCCAGAAAGAGAGTCATGAATAGCCCAAAGATTATCGTCACCATAGAACACTCTTCTCATGTGCTGCGCTACAGTTTTATCTTCAAATAAATCTGGATGTTCACCTTGCAACTTGTACCAGAATGAATTGAAAATAACCACGTTGGCGAAGGAATTGAGAACTCCTGTCAACCATCCTCCTGAGCTATTCATCCAGTCCATATCATAAACCGTATCTCCTACGACCATGATAGCAGCCACGGAGCTCATACATGCAGCCATAATCAACTGCGCATGAACTCCTCTAGCTCCTGAATACCACAAAAAGGCTTTTCCAAGCAGATAGGCTATTTCTGAAACTATAGAAGAATCAAAGCCAGAAAAATCGCCTCCACCGAATTTACATCCAGGGATACTAGTCAACTTTTTATACAACATGGTCCATTCTACCCCATGAGGATTGATACCAATCGCAACATCAGAAGTACTCCTATTTGCTTTCATATAAGTAACAATGTCGCCCATAATCATAACTGTAAAAATAAGATGTGCTAACGATCCAACACAAAAAACTCTTGTTTTCCCAGCTCTTACTCGATCCAAATCTCTCAACTCATCTTTCAAACAAGCAGAGACTACATTCTTAGGTATATCCCCTGCTTTGGCAGCTTTAATCAATTTCTCGACTGCTTCCATCAAGACTGGGTTGATCCATTTAGTGTCTTTGTTCCATAATTCGGTTCTGGACTTATAACCCAAAACCTGCATATCGTAACCCACTGATGTGGACGAATCCAAGCCATCGAAAAATCCTTGTACTCCAAAGATAGCCTCTTCGATTGTAAACATCCTAAATTGTCTTTTCTTAACCGGAAAAAACCCAAAGTAAAGAACCTCTGGAAATTTTTCTCCCAACTCCAGGATCCAATTTGGAAACGATCTAATCGGCGGCGACACCATCTTAGCCATTCCCATCTTGAGGGGCTGCAATTCCTTTCCTTTATAAGTACAAACTCTCAGAATTGCAGGTGCTGAAGTTACCTCTTTGTACGGTACTCCATCACGAGCTCCTAGTCCAAAGGGAGTTTCAACGTAAACTGTCTTATCAGGTATATGTACAACCTTCTTTGCAGCTCCCATCGAAGTCATTCTTCCTTCATAATTACGATGTTCTGGTGGCAACAAATTGTCTACACAATCTGGTATATAAGCTGATTGAGACTGACCCACATCCTCCTTATAACACGGAGTAAAATATGAGTCTTCTCCTATCCTTCCTATATGTAGTCCCAGAATTTTAATTTCGCCAGATGAATTCTCTCTGGAAATGTAAGGTAACATACAATCCCCAGATTCACCAAATGCTCCCGCTAGAGAGTAAACTCCATACACTTTGGTCATATGCTTGGAATCTCCTAGATTCAGAGAAAATGTTCTAGACTCATGTTTTAGTACTCTCGCTCCTGGTTGAATATAAATACTACTCGCTTCCTTGGCAAAGAATTTGTGCAGTCTAAACACGTCATAACTCTCGTTGTCAGCCCGATCATCCAAATCATCTTTATGTAACATGTACTTAGACAAACTTTTTAATGGACTAAATTCTTGCGGGAAGATAACTTCATAAGTATCTCTTCCTGGGCACGAAACCAACTTGACTCGGTCAAATGAGAATCTATGTTGGGGCACATCTCCGTTTGCTATAATAAACTCAGTTATGTCTGTTCCCCATGCATCAAT